AGGATCGGCGCAGACGTGCGGAATCGCGTCGTTACAGCCGATCTGTCGTCTGCCTGTCAGGCTTGCGAGGCGCGCCGTCGCGCGGCGATCGATGGCTGGCCTGGGCACGATGGGGGGGGTCTGCAGCACGCCAGGGCACCCCCCGGCTCCCCCATTTCGCGGGCGCCGATCCTCTAGCATGCTGGCGCACGAGCTTCACCGGATTTGGATCGATGTCGCCGGCAGTCGGCGCGATCGCCGACCCAGCCCCATTTCAGGCGAACATGCCGGTGTTTCGAACGCGTGCCAAAACCTAGGCCCGACCATCGGGTCGGGGAGCGGGGGTTTCCCGATTACGCGCGCCGATCGCGCGGTCATGGCTGGGGCAGGGGGTGCGGGAATTCCGCGTCGAATCGCCAACGCTAGCGTCGGGGGGCGATATGTCAACCGGGGATAATCGGGTCGGCGGCAAGGCGCCGATGGACGCCGCGGCGAGCGAGGTGAAGCAGCTCGTCGACGAGGCCGCGGCGAGCGAGGCGGAAGCGCAGCGCGACCTGCTCGAGCCGCTGTCGGCCGAGGAACTGGCCGACGCGCAGGACGCGCTGGGGCGCGATGCCAAGCCGCTGGCGGTGATGCGCCATGCCCGCGAGACGCGCAAAGGCCGTCCGAAGGGCGCGCGCAACCGGCGCACCGACGACACGGTCCGATACCTGGCACAGTTCGGGCCGGACCCGGCAGTCGCGATGATGAAGATCATCGGCGACAGCGAAGAGGCGATGGTCGAGCGGTCGATGGCGATCGATCCGGCCAAGCGACGCATGTCCTATGCCGACGCGCGGGCGATGCGGATCCGCTGCGCCGAGACGATGATGCCCTATTTCCACGGCAAGAAACCGGTCCAGATCGACGCGACGATCCGCGGAATCATGGTGCGCGAGGAAATCGGCGAGATGAAGCGCGCGACGTCGGCGGCGATCGACGGCGTGATCGGCGTCGCGGCCGATGGCGATGTCGGCGATGACGGCGAGGTGGCACGATGAACGCGCCCGCGCAGATGCCGGAAATGGAAGTCCGCACGCTCAATTCGCCGGGGCCGATCTCCGACGCGTTCCTGATGTCGCGGGCGTTCGTCAAGGTGATCATCGGGCCGGTCGGTTCGGCCAAGACGATGACAGCGCTGCGCGCGCTGCGCCGCGTCGGCATGCGCCAGCGCGGCACGACCGATGCGAACGGCGTCTATCGGCGCCAGGCGCGGGTCGGCGTGATCCGCGAAACCTATCCGAACATCGAGAAAAACACGCTGCCGAGCTGGTTTCGCATCCATTCCGAGACCGATGGCAAGTTCACCTGGAAGGCGCCATTCACGCACCGGCTGATGCTGATCCTGGCGGTCGACGACGACGGCCGGCCGATCGATGTCTGCGAGTTCGAGGTCGAGTTCCGCGCGATCGGCGACCGGTCGGTCGAGGAAGCATGCCGCGGCTGGGAGGTCGTCGCGGTGATGATCGACGAGGCCGATCTCCAGCCGCCCGAGCTGCTAGCGTTCCTGTCGGGCCGCGTCGGGCGCTCGTCGGCGCTCGATCCCGACATGGTCGTCGACCAGCAAATCATCCTCTCGCTCAACGCGCCGTACATGGATAACTGGATCTATGGCATGGCGATCGAGAAAAATCTCGGCGAGCTGCTCGATCCCGAGCTGAAGGAAGCGCTCGGCGATCGTCCGCTGCTCGAGGTGTTCATCCAGCCGGGCGGCCGCGATCCCGACGCGGAGAACCTGCACAATTTGCCGAAGGGCTATTACGCGATCCAGGCGGCGCTCAACAAGCATCGGCCCGATTACGTCGCGCGGATGATCGACAACAAGTTCGTGCCGCTGCAGCACGGCCAGCCGGTCAATCCGCAGTTCGATTATCGCACGCACGTTCGCGAGATCGAGTTCGACCCGCGCCGGCCGCTGCTGATCGGGTTCGACCAGGGGCTGTTCGCGGCGGCGGTCGCGGGCCAGCGCACCGCGACGGGCGGATTGCGGACGCTGCGCGAGGCGGTAGTGTTCCGGGAAGACGGAAAAACCTTGGCGAAGATCGGGCCGACGGCGTTCGGCCAGCTGGTCCGCCAGATGCTGTCGGACAATTTTCCCGACGTGCGGCCCGACATGCTGCGCGTCGTCGGCGACCCCGCGGCGTGGGCGGCGAGCGATCGCGCCGACAGCGAGCTCGACTGGATCCTCGCGTTCAAGAAGGCGCTCGGCCTGCCGGTTTACCGCGCGAAATCGAACAAGGCCGCGCTGCGCAACGAGGCGATCTGGTCGGCGATGACCGCGATCGACGGCTATGCGGCCGACCCGGCGTGCAAGCACCTCATCCGCGGACACCTGGGCGGATATCACTACGCCAAGGCCGAGCGGAGCGAGGGCGAGACGCGCGGGCACCTGACGATCGCCGACACGATCCATACGCATGTCTGCGATGCCGAGCAATATTACGCGCTCGAGGGCGAGCATGTCATCGGCGACATTCGCGGCGTGCCGCGGGTGCTGCGACCGGTGATCAACGACAGCGATTTCGACGTTTTTGCAGGAGGTTAAACGATGAGCATATTGGCAAAAGTAGCAAAGAACATGCTGTTCGGCGGGGTCGCCGGGCTGGTTGGCGACCTGTTCGGCAAGAAGAAGCGCGGCCCGGCGGCGTTGCCGGTGGCGACGCGCGACGACGCGGCCGAAGCGGTCGCGGCGGACGACACGCTGCGGCGACGCAAGGGCGCCGCGGCCGACATGATCACCGGCATGCGCGGCGCCGAGGCCGCAAGTGGCACCGGCAAGATGATCCTCGGAAGCTAGAAAGGACAACATGATGACCGACACGAAAACGACGGGAAACAAGGCCGATCCGCGCGATGCCGCGCTGGAAAAGGCCAAGGAAGAGCTCGCCACGATGGCCGGCGAGCGCGACGCCGCGGTCGCGCAGGCGGCGACGCTGACGACCGAGCGCGACGCGGCGATCGCCGAGCGTGACGCGGCGAAGCGGTCGCTGACGGCGCAAAAGGGGGCGACGACGCGGGCGAAGGCCGAGGTCAGCAAGATCGAGATCGCGAGCAAACCACGTCCATTCGGTCGCATGAACGGCGAGGCATTGACCCCTGACGACATGCTCGAGCTGATCGCCGATGCCGACGAGGTCGCGATCGCGTTCAGCGACGGGCGCAGCGAGATCAAGGGACTGTCGCCGGTCAAGGTGTCGGGCGATGCCTGGCGCAAGTCGGGCAGCGGCCTGCGGCTGTCGGTTCCCAAGCTCGAGGTCCACGGTCCGGCAACCGGAAAAACGCCGTACCGCGTCGCGGGCTATGCGCTGCTGATCGACGGCGAACAGGTCGCCTGGGCCCAGCGCCATGAAGGCCTGTCGATCGGCGGCGGCCAGACATTCAACTTGGCGGACGATATCGTCTTCTGACGATCGTTCGCCAGTGCGCGGCCGGGCTCCCACCCACCCGGCCCGGTCGCGCATTCCTGATTTTCCGGTTTCGCATGGAGTGCCCGCGATGATTGACGTTCAGCAAGACGACGACCTGGTCAAGGCAGACCTGCGCACGCATGCGCGGCTGGTGAGCGAGCGATCGCCATGGGAATCGACATGGCGCGAGATCGACGAGCGCTTTCCCGACGGCGCCGGCGGCTTCACCAAGACGGGCGCGGGCATGGTCCGCGGCCAGCGCAATTACGACAGTACGCACATCATGGCAAACGAGCGCTTCGCTGCGGCCGGGGTGGCGATCACGACGCCCGAGGAAAGCGATTATATCCGGCCCAAGTTCCTCGACGAAGAGCTGATGAAGCACCGCGAGGTCAAATTGTGGTGCGAGCGCGCGGGGCGGCGCCTCTACGCGATCCGCCACGCGCAGCATACCGGTTTCGGCATCGCGGCAAACGAGGACTGGGACCAGCTCGGCCGTTACGGCACGTCGCCGGTGTGGCAGGAAGCGCGCCCGTTCGGGATCATCTATCGCACGCTGCACCTGTCGGAATGCTATATCGACGTCGATTTCGCGGGCATGGTCGACACGGTGCACCGCAAGTTCGAGCGGACGGCGCGCCAGCTCGACCAGCTGTTCGGCAGGGAAAACCTGACGGAGAAAATGCGCAATGCGCTGGCGTCGGGAGGTAATCCCGACACCAAGTTCGAGATCCTGCACATCGTGTCGCCTAATACCGAGTGGGATGCCGACACGTTCGATCACCGGCGTTTCTCGATCTCTTCGCGCTACATCGCGACCGACGAGAAACAGTATTTGCGCCGCGCCGGTTTCCACACGATGCCGATCTCGGTCTCGCGCCACATGACCAGCGCCGGCGAGATATATGGCCGGTCGCCC